GAACTTGAAAAACTTAACGTTGGAGAACGTGTAATCCGTGCCGCTGCACAAGCAGATGCAACTTACACAAACGCTGGTGTTACTTTCACAAAGGTAGAAATCTCTACAAAGAAGATTCGTCTTGACTGGGAAGTATCAACTGAAGCACTCGAAGACAACTTGGAAGGTGCAGGATTGGAAGACCACTTGGTCCGTACAATGACTCGTGCTTTCGCAAATGATCTCGAAGATCTCGCAATCAACGGAGTAGGTTCTGGTTCAAATGCATTCTTGAACATCATGGAAGGTTTTGTTGCAAAAGAAAACACTTCTACAAACACTGCAACATTCGGTACAGATATCGAAGACTTACAAGCACTTGTGCTTGCAATGCCTCGTAAATATCGTGCTTCACGTTCAGCAATGAAGTTCTATGCAGACACAGAAACAGTATCAAACATTATCAACGGCCTTGGCTCTTCAGGTAACCTGAACAGCGAAAGAATCGTTGAAAGAGTTGTTGCTGGTCAAGAACCACAAATCCTCGGTGCTCCATTGCAGTACCGTGTACTAGGTCTTCCTTTATTGGAAGTTCCTTTGATGCCTGCAAACCGTGTATCTCTAACATTCCCTGAAAATCGTATTTGGGGTTTCCAAAGAGATGTCACAGTTCATCGTGAATTCCAACCTAAGAAAGATACAGTAGAATATACTGTCTTCTTACGTTTCGGCGTTCAAGTTGAAGAAACCAGTGCTATCGCAGTTGCACAAGGATAATATCCTTAACAACTAATTAGAGAGGGGAGCAGAAATGTTCCCCTCTTATTTATTTATTTATAAATGATATAATAATTTAGAGGTGTATTAATGGAAATTTTAAGATTAAATAATTCTACTTCATTATCTGCATCATTTTCTGGACTAACAGCAAGCGGATCATATACTTTAGATCTAGATGATTTAATAACATCTACCTCATACTCAGCAAGTGCTATAGCAAACCAATCAGGGCTTGCAGTATTTACACTTCCAAATCATTACCTAACATATACTGGCCAACTCTCCGTTTCAGTAAAAGATAACTTAGATAACATAGTAAACATGACAAATCTAGATGTAATAAGACCATATTGCAATATAGCATCAACTGCTTCATTATTAAATATTAAAACTTCAGAGGCTACAGAATATGAAAGAATTGCTAGATATATTATAGATTCACATACAGGTGGATTTAATTATGTAAGAAAAGAAAAAGAGTTTATTGGGGATGGAACTGATCAACTTTTAATTGATGAAAATATTCATAATTTATATAAGTTGTATGAGAATGGAGAACTTATTTATGATTCTACCTCGGAAAGCAATGAATCAACATATAGAGTTAATAAACAATTGAATGCTATTGTTCTTGATATTCCAGAAACTAATAGAATAAATTATCCTAAAATATGGAGAGATAGATTTTTAGATGTAGACTTTTTTGACGGGTATGAATATGTGGTTGATGGAGACTTTGGATGGAGGGTTATTCCTCAAGATATCCAAGAGGCATCTCAACTATTGATGCAAGATATAGTTCAAGATAATCTAAGATATATTAATAAGTACATAGAGTCTTTTGATAATGATGACTTTAAGATTAAGTTTTCTAAAAATTGGACATCTACTACTGGAAATCGTATTGTAGATAGAATATTGGAGAAGTATCAAAAGTCTATTCGTGTCGGAGTGTTGTAAATGTTACCTAAGTCAAGTTTAGATGATGTCTTATACCCTATGACTGCAGAGATATATTACGCAGATACTAAGCAAGATGAGTTAGGATCAATGAAGAAAACCTGGGTATATGATAGAACTATTAAATGTTCAACTATATCTCAAGCATCAGATAAAACAACTTTAAGTCCTGAAAGTGTTAATGTTAAATCATTATTTGAATTAAATGCTGATGCTATATTAAGAACTAATGATAATATACAAAAAAAGAAAAATGGTACTTTTTACCCAATATCTGAAATACTTATAACAGATATAAAAGATCCTAGGGGAGATTATGTTTGGGAAGATACATTGAATAAAAGGGTTCAATTTGAATTAAAATCATTTGTAATACAGTATGGTCCAGACCATAATAAACAATTTTATAAAGGATACTTGTCTAGGTCTAAAAAACAAGAAGAGGTATTATACTAATGATACGTACCTCTTTTGATACTAAGAAAATGACTAAAACTATAAATAATATTATTCAGTATTCAAATGGATATCTTGATGAAACAAAGAAAAGTGAAAGCAAAATAGCATCTAAAATTGCTAGAATAAGCGTCAAAACATTTTATGATTATTTAGATGGTTTAGCAAGGATGCATCCAGAAATGCTACATCATGTTTATGAATGGGGCGAAATAGGCAATCCTGGAGAAAGACTTTTTAATTTAAAAACAATATCTGTTGGAAAGTCCGTTAGTGTTGATGGTGAACTAACTCAATCTTCAAGCATTAAAGATGGTTCTACTGAACCATTTTATGATAAAGCAAGCATTATGGAATATGGAGAAACGGTAACAGTTTCAGAGAAAGAAGCACAGTCCCTATTCTTTGAAATAGATGGAGAAGAGTTTTTTAGAAAGGGACCTATAACAATAGCAAATCCTGGAGGAGAAGCAGTTAGAGGATCTTTTGTTAGATCTTTTAATGAATTTTATAAAAACTATTTCTCTCAAATATATTTAAGATCTATAAAATTTTATCAACATCTAGAAAATGCAAATGCCTATAAAAAAAATATTAAAGGATCTACTATAAGTAGTAATCCTAGAAATTTAGGTAAGAATTCTGCAATGCAATGGATAGCAACTATGCCAGGAGATGATTTCATTGGCTAGTCCTATATTGCTTCCAGACATTAAAGATCCTCAATTTTGGACCATGTCTGCTAGTGTGGCAGCAGAAGATGTTACTTTGAATATTTTAAAGTATGCTTTTAATGAACTTATTCAACTTCCAGGGTTTGCTAAGTATGGACAAATTAAAGATACTAATGGTCTTATGGTTGTACCTATATACCCTGTAACAAATGCTGGGGTAAGACTACCAGAGACATCTATTCCAGATGAACTAACAATAATTTATGATGATTTTATAAAGGCTAGATCTGGAGAATATAAATACTTTTATCCTATAAAGGGTGTTCAGTCAAGATTTAAGGTAACAACAGATGACTATGCTGTAACAAGGATTATTACTAATAGGCTGGTAGAAATTATAGATAGGGAAGATGAGGCTGCCTCAGACATTAATGGCTTTATGAGGCAATATTACGGGGGTAATCATAGAATTATGCTTCATTGTGTAAATGCTTATCAAACAGTATATTTAAAAGACGCTACTACCCTAGATGATCAAAGACTTATATTCTCTCAAGATATTATCATAAAAGCAGACTATCATATGCTGCCAATAAATAGTAAGTTTGCATAAACAAGATATATAATTGTACTGAGGAACGCCCCCACTATTAAAAACTAGAGGAGGAAAAAAACATGGCTTATACTCGTGGAGATTCAAAACAGATTATCGTAGGTGCCGCAGCACTTTTTATCGGAGACTATTCATTAGAATATTATGAAGCACTTTCCGCATACAAATTTTCTGCAGCCGCAGCAAGTGCAAACGGACTTCCAGCATTCGTACAAGGTACAAGTTTTAAAGAAACTTTATCAGGCGGAGCAGGAGACGCAGCATATTGGTCAAACGTAGGCTACACAATGAATGGTTTGGAAATGCAATTCCAACCAGACTTTGGTGAAGTTCAAGTTGATCAATTACTAGACGTTGCTCGTTTGTACAAGCAAGGAATGACCGTAAGTTTAGTCACCGCATTTGGTGAAGCAACTTTGGAAAACCTTGTAACTGCAATTGCAGGAGATGATGCTGACCTAACAGGCAACTCATCTACATCTAATGGTCAAACACTTGAGTTATTGTCTGGAGATATCGGAGACGTACCATTGGAGCGAGCAATCGCTGCAGTTGGTCCAGGAACTGGTGACCCAAACACAACTAAAGAACGTGTCTATGTTGCAAACCGTGCACTTTCAATTGAAAATGTAACAGTTTCAGCAAAACGTGACGAACCATCAATGTTTGAAGTAACATTCCGCTTGCTCTCAGCAGCAAACGGATCTTACGGAAAAATTGTTGATCGTACCGTTTAAGATAAATTCATAAACACTTAGCCCACTCTCTTTAAGGGGGTGGGTTTTGTGCTATAATTTTTATCTAGGAAAGGTAAGAAATGTCTTTTTATTTAGGTCAAATAGAAATTTTAAATCCAGCAATAAACCTATCTACAGTTAAAGATGGTAGAGGTGCAATTCTAAGTTGGGTATCAGAAGAAGATATAAAAGAGTTTACTATGTTATATTTTTACCCACATCAAACTAGGGGAAATCACTATCATCCAGAATTTGTTGAATATTTTTTAGTAACAGAAGGATCTATAATTTTAACAACAATAGACAGTAATACAGGTGAGCAACTTAGCATAACGGGGGGTAGGGGATTTTGTTTTAGAACCCCTATTGGAGTTCCTCATGCTACAAATGCACTTGAATTTTCAACATGCATATCCTTATTGACAAAAACTTGGGATTCTTGCGATAGTCCTATTGTCCAACAGCCTTTGTTTTAAGTCTGTTTTATGCTATAATTTTAATATATCCATAGGAGGATTTAATGGCAACAAGTGTTTACCAAGTTGTAGAGATAGAGTTAATAGACGGTACAAAGTTAACTTTAAGACCTTTAAAAATTTCTTTATTAAGAGATTTTATGAAAAAGTTTCAGGGGTTAGATAACGTAGATGTAGCATCAGATAACGATAAATCAATGGATTTATTAATAGATTGTGTTCAAATTGCTATGCAACAATACAGTCCAGAATTATCAACAGACAGAAAAAAACTAGAAGATGTAATTGATTTACCAACAGTATACAAAATAATTGAAATTGCTTCAGGGGTTAAACTTAACGACCCAAACCTTCTAGCCGCAACAGCGGCTCTAAGTGGTCAGATTTAGATCTTGTACCTATAGAATCTGAAGTATTTCTTCTTGGTAATTGGAAAGATTATCAAGAATTGGAGGATAGTTTATCGATGCCTGAGTTAGTGGCCATTCTCGAAGCAAAAAGAGAAAAAGACCATACTGACAGAAAATTTTTAGGTGCCTTGCAAGGTGTTGACATAGACAAGGGTACTAGTGCTGACGCACAAGATGAATGGGAAAGAATAAAAGCAAAGGCTTTTAGTAAAGGTAAAAGTAATAACCCTAATGATATTGTTTCTTTAAATGGGGCTGCAGCAAAAAGGGCTGGCTTTGGAATTGGGGAGGGCCTTGATTACGAGGTAATTGATTGATGGCTGAAAATATAAATACTAATATTAATATTGATGTTAATATTGCAGAGGCTCTTGGCAAATTAAAGTCTTTAGAAAAACAAATACAATCATTTAATAAGAATATTATTCAAGGTAGTGCTCAAGCACGAAGTGTACAAAATGATTTTAATGCAAGTTTAATTCACAATATAAACGCCACTGGAAAATTTACTGCCTCTATGGGCAAAGTTCATACAGAAACTGAAAGATTTACTAACGCTTTAGAAAAAAATAAATTTTCTGCTAGAGAATATTTTAGATATTCAATGGCCTCTACAAAAACCTTTGGAAAACTATTTGGAAAAGAATTTAGCACTATTACAAAAGTTGCTGAAGAAAGAGTAAAAGAATTACAGGCTAGACATATAGAACTTGGTCGTGCTGCAGATGGTGCTATGAGAGCAGTAAAGATTGTTCCTAAATCTCTTGATTACTCAAAAGCAACTACTTCTATGCAATTAGCAATACAAAAACAGCAAATATTTAATAAGTTATTAGATACTGGAACAACCAAACTTTTAAATTTTGGTAAAAATACTCAATGGGCTGGTCGTCAGTTGATGGTGGGTTTTACAATTCCACTTACTATTTTAGGGTCTACAGCAATTAGAACATTTAAAGATATGGAAATGCAGGCAATAAGATTTAAAAAAGTATACGGAGATATGTTTACATCTAAATCAGAAACAGACGCTGCTTTAGTAAGTATTAAAAAACTAGCAAACGAATATACAAAATATGGTGTTACCGTAGTAGATACTATGAAGATGGCTGCAGATGCAGCCGCTGCTGGCAATGCTGGAAAACAATTAGAGAATGTTGTTGCTCAAGCAACAAAACTATCGGTGTTGGGTGGTGTAGCACAAGATCAGGCCCTAGAGGCCACAATCGCTATTCAAAACGCTTTTGGTGCTACTGGAAAAGAACTAGATAAAACTATTAATTTTTTAAACGCAGTTGAAAACCAAACAGTAGTTGCATTAGATGATATTACTCAGGCAATTCCTAAAGTAGCCCCAGTTATTAGACAACTTGGTGGAGACATAGAAGACTTAGCATTTTTTATGGCAGCAATGCAAGAAGGTGGGGTTGCAGCATCAGAAGCAGCAAACGCACTAAAATCTGGTCTTGCTTCTTTAATTAACCCATCTAAAGCAGCAAAAAAAATGGCAGATGAACTTGGTATTAGTTTAGATGGAATTGTAGAAGGAAATGCTGGTAATCTAAGAGCAACAGTTCTTGCATTTTCAGAATCATTAAAACCATTAGACGATTTAGCAAAATCAAGATTGATTGAAACAATATTTGGTAAGTATCAATTTGCAAGACTTTCTACCCTGTTTGAAAATGTTAGCAAAAGTGGAACTCAGGCATCTAGAGTTTTAAGAATTACAGCAGCATCTGCTGAAGAATTAGCAATAATGTCAGAAAGAGAATTAGGTGTTACTGCAGACTCTGCTGCAGTTAAATTTACGGCATCAATAGAAAAATTAAAAATGTCACTAGTTCCATTAGGAGAACAATTTGCAAAAATATTAACTCCAGTAGCAGAATTTTTAACTAAGGCTATGGAAAAATTTAATAATTTTTCTGACGGAACAAAAAGAGTAATAACTACTGTGCTTGCAGTTCTTGGAGGAATTGGGCCAGTAGTGTTAATGGGTATAGGTCTTATTGGCAACGGTATAGCAAACTTTTTAAAGGGTATAAATTTATTAAGAAAAGGATATCAAAATATAGTTCTTGGTAGTGGGGAGTTGGGTAGAGCCACAAACTATTTAAGTATGGAGCAGTTAGAAGCATTGTCTGTAGCAAATAATTTACACAGTGCTCATAAAATGTTAACTAGTCAATTTGCTATGGAATCAAATGCAGTTGCTACACTTACTACAGCATATAGACAGGCAGCCACTGCTGCAGCAGCATTTTCTAAGGCAAACCCAGGAATGGTCATGCCAACGCCAGGAAGGGGCCCTAGGACTCCTGGAAGAAGAATGGCTACTGGAGGTTGGGTTCCTGGTACTGGAAATACAGACAGCGTTCCAACCGTATTGATGCCTGGAGAATTTGTTGTTCGTAAAGATGCAGCACAGGCTAATTCACAAACTCTTGAAAGAATGAATAATGGTGGTCAGACATACAGAACAAAAGGAACTCCTAGTTTTGGAAAAATGGAATACAGAGAATTTGGATCACAAAGTCAACAAGGTGGTTCTACAGTTTTTGCACATGCTCAAGATAATGTTGAGGTAATACAAGGAAATGATTTATATAAGTTATTAGATTTAGAATCATCAGATAAAATATTTAATCCATTAAAATTAGCAAAAGAATTTGGTTTAGATTTAACAGATATTAAATCTACAGCACTTGTTGCGGGAGATTTTGGATTAGGATTAGATAAAGGATTAAATTCTGACTTAAATATTGCAAATGATCCAGCAAAACCTGGGGTACTAGGACAAGATTTAATAGACTCTATAGTTGAAAATGCTAAACTTGACTCTAAAAAAGCAAGGGAAGATAGAAATAGACTTGCTTCTTCATTAGGTTTAGATGTTAAAGGAAAGAGTAAAACTCAAGTAGATATGTTATTTGAAAAAATTGTAAAGGTAGTAAAAGAAGGTGGGGTTATTGATCCTGGTGCTGAATATTCAGATAAAGGTGGAAATGGAAAAAGATCATTTTATAGAGATGGAAGTAATTTAATTGAAAGAGCAATTTTAGAATCAGGAATTGCATTAAGTCCAGAACAAGCAAAATCAAAAGTAGCAAATGCAAAAACAAAAGCAAGAGAATTAAGATTACAGATGAACAATCCTATATTAAAAAAATTAGAAGCAGAAGGAGTTGTAAGAAAAGATGGTAAAGGTGGATATGAAGTAATTAAGGGAGCCATGAGGGGTACTAGAATATCTCCTAGAATTACACAAACTCCTCGTGCAATGTTTTCAAGACTGCAAGAAGTTATTGATAGCATTAAGTTAGAAAAATCAAAAGTAAGTCAGGGAAGAGGTTTGAGAAAAGCCTTAAAAAATCCTGATGCAAAAATTGGTTTTACTAACCCAGACGCTCCAGCAAGAAGAGGTATTCCTGGAAGAATGAGATTTCGTGCAGGTGGTACTCCTGCATATGGAGAACAAGGTGTAACTCCTGCAATGCTAACCCCTGGAGAATTTGTTGTTAATTCACAATCAGCACAAAAATTTGGCCCACAATTACAAAGTATGAATCAAGGTGGTGTGGCTTATAGACAAGAGGGAACAGGTTCTAATAAAATAAAACCTACAAATGTTCAATTTTTAGAAGCAACAACTTCAGGACCTTCTAGACAAACAATAAATAATGAAGTGTTGAAAGAACAAAAAGAATTGTTTAACAAAAATAAATTTGCACAAACTGATAATATTAAAGCAATAACTGAATCAACAAAAATAACAGAAGACATTACAAAGGTACAAAAAGATAAATTAAAACAATCTAAAAAAGAAACAAATGCTTTAAGAAATCAAAAGTTAATGAATGCTTCTGGAACAGCCTCAATGTTAGGATTTGCTGTATCTGGTGGACTTATGGCAATGTCTGGAATGGAAGGACCAGTTGGAGATCTTGCTAAAAGCATAGGTCCAGCAGCCATGGGATTATCAGCAGTTGCTGGATTTTTACCATTACTAGCAAATCCAACTTTTGCTATGGTTGCTGGAATTACTACGGTAGTTGGCGGACTAGTCTTGCTAGATAAAGCAGTACGAGGTGCCACTAAACAGGGATTCCAAATGGGTACTCAAATGATCAACACTACAGAAGACTTAAAAACTATGGGTGAGTTAACAGGAACAGTTTCTGCATCTGAAATAGCAGCAAGACAAAGATCTGAAAGATTATCTCCAATTAATCCATTGAAGAGCGATTTTGGATCAGTCTTTATGGGGTCAGAATTAGGAAAATCTATGTTTAAAGAAGTAGATAGATTAATGAAATCTGGACAGTCACCAGCAGAAATTATAGGGGTAAAGTTAGCAGAGTATGTTTCACAAGGAGTATTGGATGCCGCTCAAGCACAAAGTATTGCTGAAGAAATTGGTAGACAAATGAAAAATGAAACACTTGCTTTAAAAATAAATGGAGAGTTAACTTCAATTATTGGATCAAATGGTAGAGATATTCTTAAAGATCCACTTAATGTAAGAATAAGATTAGTAGAAGAAGCCCAAGGTAATTTAGAAGAATTTATTAATAAAATTCCAGACTTAACTCAAAAAAATCTAAACGACTCTATAGTAGCAGAAATGGGTAGTAAAAATACAAATTTCTTTGAAGAACAAATTTTAGGAATAGATTTTGGACAATTTAAGAAAAAATTAGGAAATGCTTTTCAAGGTGAAATTGAATTAACAGAAATTGGAGATTTCCTTGTTCAAATTAATCCATTTACTAGGGCGGTAAAAGATTTATTAAATCTTCCAGGATTTACAAACGCAAAAAATAGAAATCTGATTGCTGGCCAAACTGCTGGTTTAGGTTCTGCTGTAATTCAAAGTTCTTCAAGGGGTATAGAATCATTTGATATTGAAATGGAAAGAAGAAGAATAGAAGCAGAGCAAACATTAAAATCATTAGAAGCACAACTTTTAGTAACAAAAGATGCTGAAAAAAGACTAGAGATAGAAAAAAGAATTGCTGATGTAAAAAGAGGTCAGAATAGTTTAGATAGGCAAACCATAGAAGGAAGAGCAAAATTAATTGAACAACAAAATAAGGCTATTGGTCAAGTTGCTGGTGCATTTGTTAATGCTGACGTTAAGTCGCAACAAAAAATGATTGAGGCTACACAAACTTCTTTGCAAGATAAATATAAAGATGATCCTATAGGAAAAGCAAGTGCTGCACTGCTTACAGGACAAACAGGTCAATTAAAAAATAAAGAACTTACTTTTATGATAAATACTTATGCTGCAAGCGATGCCCTTGGTTTAGATAATGCATCATCTCTTGTTAGTTTATTTATAGATCCAACAACTGGAAAACCAGATGAAAAAAGATTAGAAAAACAAATGGATGTTATGGTAGATACTCATGGACTTGAAGGTTTGAATAGAGCCCTAACCTCAACTAGTGAAATAACAGATAATTTTACAAGAGGAAAAATGGTTTCATATCTAAAAGATTTAGATGCTAATGCATTTAATACTGCAAACACATTTTTAGAAATGGCCACAAGTGTGGATGATAAGTATATAAATATGATTGATTTAACTGTAAATGCAAATCAGGATAGAATAGATGATTTTGCTGAAGCGGGAGAGCGTATTAAAAAGGTAGAAGAAGAACTTCCTGATAATATAACAAAAGAAGCATTAATAAAATTTACTACAGATAATGCAGATTTTTCTGGAATGCAACAACAAATGGATTGGTATGCAAGTCTTCCTCAAGATCAAATAAAACAAGCAACACAATTATATACAACAATTTATGAAACTATAGATAAAGATGCTTTAAGAAAACAAATTCAGTCTAGTGAAGCACTTGCAGTTTCTCAAGGAAGAATGGATCCAAAAGAACAAGGCAGGGATATGGATAGAAAGGTAAAATATGCAGCATCACAACAAGCAAATTTTGCTGTTCAAGAACATTATATTCCTGGACAAGGATTTAATACAGGAGCAGGTGAAGGCTCTGATCCAGGAGGTACTGGATCAAGTGCAGAAATAACTACAGCACAATTAATAGAATTAAGAATGAAAGGATTAGATCCAGCAGCGGCAGCACAGTTAGATTATGCTAGTGCAGCAAAAATATTGAGTGGTAGTATAAAAGATCAAAAAACTCAAATAGCAGCATTAAATGAAGAACTTCGCAATAATGCAATTAAAGCACAGTTGTTAAAATCTGACCAACAGGTACTAGAAGATCAAATGAATGCAACTTCTAATGCAATAGGTGCATACATTGACTCAATAGAAAGAACAAGTATTAAACCAGTTCAAGATCAAATTGATGCATATAATGAGTTAACAAAAACTCAACAAGAACAATTAGATAAATATCAAAAAGGATTAAAAACTTTATCTGATCAAGAAAATAATATTAATAAGGTTTATAACGAAAGAGTAACTGCAATTGATAAGGTTTCTTCTGCAAATCAAAGAGCAGCCGAAAAACAAAAGCAACAGATAGATCTTGCTTCTGCTTTAACATCTGGAGATTTTGGAGCAGCCGCACAAGCAGCCGCAGAGATGACAAGTACTGCAGCAGGATATCAGTTAGAGGATACAAAAGCAGCGTTAGAAGAAAAACGTCAAAATGATCTTAAAAATTTGACGGTAGAAATAAATGGAGTTTTATATACTCGTGAACAAATAGAAACTAATATAAATACAATAGATGAACAGATATATCAAAGAAGTTTATTAATTAGAGCAGAAGAACAAAAAATTGCTGATATTCAAAAAACTATTACTGCAGAAAAAGAAAAACAACGTAAACTTCAGGTTCTTACACAAATATCTCAATTGTCTACACAGATGCAAACAACTGTAGATCAAACTCAAAGACAGGCTATGTCTGCTCAAATTGGATATTTAGGACAATCAGTAGGTCTAGATGTAAACAATCCACAATCTATTACAAATCTTTCTAATGAATTAGGAATTAATGCACAATCTTTAGTAAACAGCCTTGCTACTGCTCAACAAATTGCTGGTTTAACTGCTGCAGAGTTTGAAGCACAATTTTTAACTGTAAGTAAAAGAGTAAAAAGCGTTGCAGGATTTATGGATGAAACAAGTGTTCAAGGAAAAAATGCTTTAAATTTTATGACCAATTTAAAAAATTCTTGGGCTGGAGATGCAAAAACTGGTATCGGTGGATTAGTTTCAACAGGTACTACAATAAAAGATAATTTAATAAGTGCTGGAAATTCAATTGTTGCAGGTAAGAAAGCACTAGATGATGCTCTTTCTGCAGCAAATATTGCATTAGCAAATGCTAAAGCATATCAAACAAGAGGGGCTACTAGAAGTTATTTTGGTGGAGTAGTTGGTTACATGGGTGGTGGAAAGGTTAAAAGATATGCAAATGGTGGAAATGTTAACTATAAAGGATCTAATGAGCCAGCACCAGTAAGAATGGCTTTTGGAAATATTGTTCCAGGAATCGGAATGACAGATAAGGTTCCAGCACTGTTAACACCTGGAGAATTTGTAGTTAGAAAATCTGTTGCTCAAGCAAACATGCCTTTGTTAAATGCACTTAATGGAAATTCATTCCCATCAATGGGATCATCTGAATTGCCAGGAACTTATATTGATTCTCCAAAAAATGTTGTATCTAATATATCTTCTCCAGTGTATAATTATAGTGTAAACGTTAATGTACCTAATACATCATCTTCTCCAAATGAAATTGCTGATGTTGTAATTAGTAAAATTAAGATGACTCAAGGAAGAGAAATAAGGAGAAATAGATTCTAATGGCTACCTCGGCATATATGCAGAACAGATGGGCTTATGCAAGGCCACAGGCTATAGCATGGTCTAATAACTCTGGTATTTTAAGTAGTGGTCTAGTAGTTCCAAATGGAACAGAGGGTTCTGACTTTATTATCTTATCTGATCATAATAGAAGTGAAATAGCCGTGGGTCAAAATAGAATTGAAAATAGAAAAAGAATGATTAATGGAAATATGCGTTCATATCATATAGCAGATAAACTTAATATTTCATGGGATTGGGACATGCTTCCATCTAGATCATATAATGGAGATCCTAACTTTAATGTTTACGGAAACCCAACCTCTGGACTAACTGAATATACTGTTGATGGTGGTGCTGGAGGTGTTGACATAGTAAAGTGGTATGAAGATCACCCAGGATCTTTTTATATGTTTATGTCATATGATAGACATGATAAGTTTGCAGATCAAAATGATGAGTATAATCATTTGAATCAATATAATGATATTGTTGAAGTTTATTTTTCTTCTTTTAGTTTTAATATAGTAAAACGTGGCGGTTCAAATTTTGATTTTTGGAATATATCATTATCAGTTGAGGAAGTTTAATGTTTACAGATTCAGATTTAAAAAATTATATAGAAATTAATAATACTATAAAGACTGAGTCTTTGGTTATTGCAGAATGGAATTTGAATGATTTTGAAAATATTGAGAACTATGGAAATTATAGATATAGGCCAGGTACTCAAACAATATATAACACATTGCCTTTATCTTATGATAAACAAGATTTGGGAGATTATTATACAGATGCTATTACGTCTACAATTACCTCGGAAACTTTGTTAGATAATCAAGATAGCCCTATATCATTTTCAACTGTAGATGTTAATAGAGGATTGTATTATGATTTAAGGCAATGTTTTAATTCATTTAGACCTAGATCTGGTATTAATAAACCATTGTTTTTTGATACTGGAAAATATGTAGATGAGATTAAGTCTGGAGAAAGACCAAGATATTATTTGGCATCTAAGAATGATGTGTTTAAATATTGGAATTCTTTTAGACTTGAAGATAGTATTGAGCGAGGGGTATCTAAAAGAACAGATCCTAATTCTATTGGGTATGAAATAACAGATGTCTCTCCATTTATAGTATATAAAGAAGATGTTGCTTGTAATAGAATAGTAGTTAAGATGCAAACTAATCTTGCAAAAGTATCTTTGTTAAATTTAAAAAATCAAGATGGTCAGGTTATTGTTGACCCACTGGGGGATAAAAATAAGTCAACTATTCCTAAAAGATGGTCTATTGAATATTTAGATAATAATGATAATTGGCTTAATGCTATTACATTTAATGAAGATTCTTTGAGAAGAGATGGGACAGATATAGTAAAGTGGGATGGATATGTAGAACTTTTTTATGGAATTTCTATACCAGATAAATATAAGGGTCAGTTTTATTTTGTTGACATGCTGGATGACTCTACTCAATTACCACCATATGGAACAGTGACTGGAGAATCTTACATTATTAATGCTTCTTCAATAACTGCTGGAGATTTAAAAGTGTGGGACGAAGGGGACTATGAATGGAAAACTTTTGCAGTTGAATATAAATTTCAATTACTTGAAGATGACAATACAAAAAAGGTTGGAACAATTCAATCATTAACTAATCCTTCATTTTATATTGATGGCGGAAGGGCTATATTTAGAGATATTGTTTTCCTAAAAGGTTTAAGGTTAAAGGTTGAAACCATGTATGCTCCAGATGTTACTTTTGATTTAATAGAATTGAGTCCAAGACTAGCCGCTGATATATCTAATTATGTCTTGGGTTTTGAAATTACAAAAAGTTTATCTAATGACACTACGGGACTTCCAGTAGGTAACGTATCTGTTTCTAATGGGTCAATGACAATAATGAATCATGATTTTGCTTTTAGTGATCAAAATTTGATGGAAGATAATCAAGGAAGTATTATATCTAATTTGTTAAATCCTAATACAAGGGTAGATTTTTATGAAATAGTTAAAAGTGTAAATGATTATGATAAATATATTCCTATAAAAAGTATGTATGTGGAATCATTTCCTAAAGGAGGTAGTGGATTGATAGATGTTAATCTGACACTTCGTGACTCATTTTTTAAGTTTGAAACACAGTCTTGCCCAGCATTATTTTTTCAAAATGTGTCATTAACATTTGCCGTAGCAGCATTGTTAGATAACATAGGGTTTGGCAACTATGTATTTAAAAATATTAGTGGTAAAACAGATCCTATTATTCCATATTTTTTTGTTGAGCCAGAAGCAAATGTAGCAGAAGTTTTACAAAGACTATCTCTTTCAACTCAAACAGCAATGTTTTTTGATGAATATAATAATTTTGTTGTTATGAGTAAAGAGTATTTGTTACCAAACTTAGGAGAAAGACAAACTGATATGGTAATGCTTGGTCAAAAAACTAATGAAGTATTACCAAACGTTATTGAAATAAAAGATGGTCAAACTAAAGTAATTAATGATGGAAAGATAAACTATACTACTAGGTATGTTCAAAGGGTTCCTATTTCACTTAAACAGGGTATTTATACAGATGAGGATAGAACTTACGGATATCAACCAGTACTATTGTGGGAAGTTCCTGCTCAAACAAATTATAAAACCATTAATGAAAAAAGTAAAACTGGTACATATACTCTTGGTGCAGTAGCATTAAATCTAACTATTCCAGCAGTAGAACCTTATGTTGAAAATAATCAAATATTAAATAATGTTATAGATATTGGAGAGAATGTATATTGGCTTCCAAGACTTCAAGGATATTTGTATGCTAATGGTGAAATAATAAAGTATGATGCTATTCAGTATACAATTCCAGGGGTAGGAATAGAATGGATAACTGATGAAATAGAATATCAAGAATACTTTAGTCAACTACCTTTTAATGGGAAAATGTATCCTACTGGACTTATAAGAATTTATACTGAGCCATATTATGAAGATATTATAAATGCTAGTGCAACATATACAACAGTTTATAAAAATGGTCCAATAAAGAAAAGTGGAAGAGCACAGTTTGGGACTAAGTTGGTTGAGCACCCAGCAGGTTTAAGATCTTTTTGGTCAGATGTTAATAACCTTGATGGATATAAAATGGATTCAAGTTATTTGTTTACAACTACCCCTACAGAAAAAATTACAAGGCCACCAGAAGGAAGTGCTAGTGAAAAGGTTTGGCAAGAAGGTAAACTAATTGCTAAAAATTCTTTAGTCAATGGCGTAATTGCAAATTTTCAAAGAGAAAATATTCCTTCAGATGATACTGTAAAAACTTTAAAAGTTACTTCCAAGGGAACAGTTCAATCCTCAGCATTAGTTTTTAATGGTCCAAGTAGTAATGCAACCAAAGATAATATTAGTTTGGTTAAAAAGACTTTAGACTCAGACTACAAACATTTTGGAACAAGGATAAGAATTATAGGAAGAAAAGAATCAAATCAAAGTACTCAAACTGCAACCAATGCTAGCGAATACTATATTGTTCCATCACCTTTTGGATCAGAAAATGTTACCCTTTCTGGAGGATCTGGAGGTATGGCAATAATGCTTGACTCAGATAATATTAATGGATATTATTTTGAAATATGTACACTAAGTACGGATAATCTAGAAAACTATAATACAAAAGATAAAGACACTGGAGAAGAGTCATCTGTATTGCATAATATTTTATTTTATAAGGTTACAAGAGGAATTTTAGATAGTAAAGAAATTGCCATACCAGTTAAACTGTGGGG